TAGATGAATTATTTAGAAGTTTTGGATTTAATTATTCTACATTATTTACTCCAATGCTTGATAATGTTAATGTTAATAAAGTAAACTTTTTTTTAGATTTAGTAAATCTTTATAAAATAAAAGGATCGCCTAATGGATTATTAAGAGCTCTTCAATATTTTGGATTTAAAAATATTGATATAATTGAATATTGGTTACAAAAAAATGAATCTGGAAATCTTGTTTTTAGAAGCGAAATAATTTCATCTAGTACAACTTTAGAAACAATTCTTGATATTGATTTTAACACTGCAATCGAAGGTGATCCTCATTGGTTATTAACTGAAAGTCAAATTCTTAGTTTATCTCAAACTCAAAAAATAAACTTTCCATCAAAAAGTCCATATTTTGAAATTAGACCAACTTATGGAAGTGATGCAACTATTTATATTATTTCAAGAATAATTCAAGATCAACATGATGAATATATCTCAACTGGTTCAATAACACAACAAGATACAGTTATTTCATTAGTTGATGGCAAAGCTTCATTTCTTGAATTATATTTATCAGCTGTTTATTTTTTTAATAAGGATTATGTTGCAGGAAATGATAATGGTGATTTTTTATGTTATGATGGGACCTCATTTGTATATGCAGATGTTATTACAGAATATAATGCATTAATAGCTGAACCAACAACTAGAGAAATAAGAGAAGCAAATATAAGATTATATGATGATAACTTTACAAGACCAAAATCATCTAATTTCTTTTTATCAAAAACTACTGCAGAGACACTTTTAAATACTATAAATCCAACATTAAAAAGTCAATTAGATACAATTGCTGTTACATCTACAGACGATAGTATATTAATATCTTTACTATTAGATGTATCTAATTGGGTAAGTGAAAATGTCACTCTTGGAGCTTTAAATTTAGCTTATACGGTTTTTGGACTTGCAGGTTTGGTACAACATATTGGAGATATAATAAATTTCTTTAAACCATATAGAGCAAGATTATTATTATCTGAAGCTTTTCTATTTAATAATAGATTATTTGATTCAATAAGATATTCAGATACTTTTTCTTTGGAACAAGAACTAACTTTTGTTGATTGGGATACAGCTAATAGTAAATCTTGTTGTGAAAATTTATTATTAAATTGTCCTGATTCTACATGCGGTCAGTTATTTTATTCAAGAGAAGTTTATGATTGTGGAAGTTATTATGATATTGGTGCTGCTTATGATGGAGATGGACCAGAAATTTATATAGTTGATGATTATTATGATTCATTAGCTTGTATTCCAATTGATTCAACAAGTAATACTATTATACATAATTATACATATGATTCAACTTCAGATATTGCTATAGTTGCTGAAATTAAAGAAGCAGATGGATTTTCTGAAAGTGATAATATTTCAGAAATTCAATATCAAACTGGAGGATTTTGTAATTTTGATGAAGATGGAGTTTTTGATTGCACAACTGGATTTGATGTTTGTCAAATTTTAGTTCAGGAATTATGACCATAGAAAGGAGGGAGAAGTACGTTTATTTTTATTAACTTCTATATGGACTTTTAAACAAATTAGGTGTTAGTCCATCATCTAAAAAGGAGATAGGAAAATGGTATATCAAGAAAATTTCGTATGTGTATTAAAAAATAATGGTTCAATCCTAAGAGAGAAAGATGGTTTTATTTCTCTCCCTTTCACATCAGAATACTCCATCCTATTAAAGAATTTAAATTCAAGAAGAGCTTCAGTTAAAATTCATATAGATGGAGACGATGTTCTTGATGGAAATTCCTTGATTATTCAACCTAATTCAGAAACTGAACTTGAAGGGTTTTTGAATGGGAATGTTGCAAGAAACAAATTTAAGTTTATTCAAAAAACTGATGATATAGTTAATCATAGAGGCGATAGACTTGATGATGGAATTATAAGAGTTGAATTTGCATTTGAGCAAAGAGTTGAAAATGTTTCTATTATAAATGAATATAGATATCCTGTTTATTATGGAGATAATTACTATGGTGCATCATCAGCTATAACTAGATCAAATTCACAAGCAGCATTTACATATTGTTCATCAGCCGCTAATCAATCACCAAATTCTGATGTTAATGTTTTTAATAGTCAAATAAATGAAGATGAGGGAATTACAGTTAAAGGTTCTGAAGTAAAACAGAAATTTAATTATTCATATATTGGAGAATTAGATAGTTCTAATATTATCATTCTAAGATTAAAAGGCGAAAATTCGAACGGAGTTAAAATTAAAAAACCAATAACTGTTAAGACTAAATTAGTTTGTCAAACTTGTGGAAAGAAATCAAAGTCAAGTTCTAAATTTTGTGATAATTGTGGAACCTTTTTAGAATAGAAAAATAAATAAAAAGATATTAAATGAATTTCAAAGTACCTCATTTAATATCTTTTTAATCCCATATGTTATAAAATATAGAACAAAATATAAACGATACAACATTTTCTGATAAAAGGATTTTAAAGCATGGAGAAAATAAAAGATATTATTGTTGAAGTTGAAGAAAAATATGGTGGAGAATGCTTTGATGATTCTTGTAATTGTAGTCCAGGAGAAAACAAAAGTTCAAGACGTCCTCAAGGACATGTAGAAGTATATGAAATAAATGAAGATGGGAATAAACAATTAGTCGGAAAAAGTAATTTAGTTGTATATAATGGAAGGGAATTAGTTGGTGTTAGTTTGATGGGTGCTGATGCTTCTGGAATAGTCCCAAAACATGATGAATTTTTAGGGTGGCTTGGACTTGGAAGTGGAGGCGTAGCTGTAGGAGATCCTTTTACTCCTATTTCTCCTGATAGTGTAGATACAGATTTAGCAACTGAAATTCCTATAAGTGCTACAGATACAACATGTGGTGATTTTCATGATGGAGCATATTATAAATGTCCATTTGATTCAATAGTTGCTGAACAAGATGCATATAATGATGATAGATATTTAGTTTTAAAAACAACTATAACTATTGGATCAGGATATGCAAATGGTTATTCAATTTCAGAAGCAGGATTATTCTCAGCTGCAAGTAATGCTCCAGGATATTCTGGTCAATTTAGTTTATTTGCAAGAGTTACTTTTTCTTCGATTTTAAAAGATATTAGTCGAAGATTAATATTTATATGGTATGTATTCGTATAGAAGATAATAAATAATTATTGAAGTTTAAATACAAGGTTTTAATATAGAGTTTATAGAATCGAATGGTGATATTCTTATAGAATAAAATTAAATTAGAAAAATTTTTAGGAGGAAATAACGATGGCTAACATATCACCAGGCGTATATACCAAGATTGTAGATCTCAGTAATTACGTTCAAAGCGTTCCGTCAACAATTGGTTTTATATCTGCATTGACTGAAAAAGGAAGGGACAACGAATTACTATTTGTTGGTTCTCGAGCTGAATTAATCAGTGAATGGGGTGAACCTAATATTGCAACTTACGGAAAAAACTATGGACAAGGATTATACAATGCGTATAATTATTTAGGAGAATCAGGAAGTTTATATTTCTTAAGATGTATGCCGGATAATGCAGCTTTTGCAAATATGAGAATTGATGCAGTTTTAGGTGCAGCTGATGCAACTGCTACAATTCAAATAACTTATGTTGATACTATAAATTCTAAAGCAGAATTAAAAACCAATTTAGAACTTGATGGAACAACTAATCCAATTTGTTTCTTATATCCAATTGGAAGAGGTCAGTATTATAATGCAATTGGTGTTAGACTTACTGCTCATTCAAATACTTTATTGAATGATGTTTTTGTAATGGATATTTATGAGAAACAATCTGATGGAGATGATGTAATTATAGAATCTTTTGAAGTTTCATTTGATCCGCAAGCAAAAGATTCTGCAGGTGATTCGATTTCGATTGATTATGTTCTTGAAACATATTCTTCTATTTTAAGAGCTGATATGATTCTGGTGTCAGGATCTTATACATCTGGAGTTAATTTAGTTGCAAAAGTTTATGATAAAGATATTGGAACTGCTACTGTTGTAGAAACAGCTTTAGCTGCAACCATTACTGATAATAAACAAGATTTCTCAGATTGGCAAACTAGTCCTGCAACTGGAGATGCAGCTTATACAATAGTTGCTATTGATGCAACTGGGAATAAACTGTATGGTTGGTTGGGTGTCTCTTCTGGAAGTGATGATGAAACAATCAGTGTTTATAATGGGAGAGATTTAGATACAGCTGCTCAGTCTTGGATTGGTGATTTAACTGCTTTTGATTCTGTTAATGCCGTTAATTATAAAATCAAGACATCCAATGTTGATGTATCTTCAGCTTTTATTTCATCTGAACCTGTTCCATTTAAGAAAGGTTCTGATGGTGATCTATTAACTGCTGCTGGAGATCTTGATCCAGTAGAAGCAACTTCATTATTAGCAAATGGATATGCAGGAACTATTGATGATGATGTTCTTGATACTGAGAATATTTATTTCTCCTTAGTTTTTGATTGTGGTTATCCATCTTCTGTAAAAACTCAAATGAGTTCCTTGGTTCAGACTAGAAGAGATTGTATTGCTATTATGGATAATGGTGATAATGCTTCTTATACTGCAGCAATGACAGCCAGGCGAGCAAATAATACTTTTAACAATTATTACTGTGGACTTTTCGAAGAATATAATAAAGTGTATGATATTTTCACTGGACAGGATGTTTGGTTCTCACCTATTTATCATATGAGTTATTTGATTCCAAGAAATGATAATGTGGCTGAGATTTGGTATGCAGCTGCTGGTTTTAATAGAGCAGCAATTGATTCAATTAAGGAGTTAAGGTTTAATCCTAAATTGGGTCAACGAGACCAAATGTATTTGAAACAATTGAATCCTATTGTTCAATTTGCTCAGGGTTATACAGTTTGGGGTCAGTTAACATCTCAAGCTAAAGCAAGTGCACTTCAGGATATTAATATTGTTAGATTAGTATTGTATTGTAAGAAGGCGATT